AGCAGCACCCAGATTTAGCTATTGAAATTCATAAGCGCATAAGAGGTGAGTGGCCTGAGTCCTACCTTGAGCAATATAATATTACTCAAAAAGCATTATTCGCATAATCATGACCGACAATCACCCGCAAATGCCATTCAAGGATCAATGCATCCTACTTGGCAAGCTGCTCATCATATGGATTATAGCAGCACTTGTACAAGCACTTTAATTTTGTTTAATTATAAATTCTAAAACCAATGGCTATCATAGCAAAATCTACCGGAGAAAGCGCACAAAGAGAGCTTATCCCTGCTGGCACTTATGTTGCCAGATGTTACTCAGTTATTCACCTTGGTCATGTAACTCAGAAGTACATGGGTGAGGAGAAGGTAGTAGACCTGGTTAGGTTTACTTGGGAGTTACCCACAGAGCTTAGATGCTTCAATCAAGACAAGGGCATGCAGCCATGTGCAATCAGCAAGGAGATGACATTCAGCCTCAATGAGAAGTCAAACCTTAGAGCCATGCTTAATGCCTGGAGAGGTAAGGCACTAACAGAAGAAGAAGCTAAAGCATTTGACCTGGCTAAGCTCATAGGCGCACCGTGCATGATTAACCTCATTCATCAGCCATCCAAAGCCAACCCTGAGAAAGTGTATGAACGCATTGCTGCTGTAATGCCTATGATGAAAGGCATGACATGCCCTCCGCAGCATAATCCAAGCATGGAGTTCTCAGTGCTTGAATTTGACCGGACTAAGTTTGAGAGCCTGCCAACCTTCCTTCAGGAGATGATTACCGGAAGCAAAGAGTACCAGGCAATGATGAAAGCTCCGGCACAGCCTACCAACATGCAGAAGGAGGAGATGCTCCACCAGCAGGAAGTGGCTGCTAAATTAGCTGAAGAACCATTTGACGATTTACCATTTTAAGTCATGAAAAGAGTAATTGATGCAGAAGGTTATCCAGTGTCTTTTGAAGAATTGGAGTTAGTTATTCAATCATGCATAAGACGGACACTATATCCAAGCTCCATAATACAGCCTAAAAGGGTCAATTTAATCCCTCTTAGTAAAGCCTGTAATATTTTGGGAGTCAATAAATATAGATTTTCAGATAAAGCAGAAAAAGTAGGCATTACTCCCTTCATTGTAAATGGCAAAAGTTATTTCTCTGAATTTCAATTACAGAAATATCTTGAAGCAGTTAAAGCATATCCATATTTAAAAAAGCGTTTTTAATCATGGCAACACTCTGGCAACTAACACAAGACGAACTCTCCTTCATCGCAATGATGGAGGAGAACGGAGGCGAGGTCAATGATGAGATCATGGAGGAGCTTGCCATTCGCAGAGAGAACTTCCAGTACAAGGCAGAAGCCTATGCTAAGTTTATCTTAAAGCTCGAATCTGAGGCTGAGCAAGCTGCTGCTGAGATTAAGCGCATACAGGCTCTTAAGAAGGCTAAGGAGAACACCGTGCAAAGATTGAAGGATACACTCCTAGCTGCGCTCATGGTGTTTACTGAGGAGGATAGCAAGGGCATTAGAAGGTATGAGACTCCACTTGCTAAGCTCAGCACTCGCAGAAGTCAGTCAGTAGAGATACTTGATGATACTGTTATCCCAGATGACTTCTGGGTAATTAAAAAAGAGGTAAGTAAGTCATTCATTGCTCAGGCAATTAAGGATGGCTCAGCAGTTGCCGGAGCGCAAATGAAGGAAAATATCAGTCTTGCGATTCGGTAATTGTTATATTGGTTAAATATGGTAGTAACGAAAAAAGGGAGGTTTTTAGCCTCCCTCTTTTTTTTTGTCCTTAGTTAAGATTAAGGAGCAGCAGTTACGAAATCAGCAGTGAATACACCGTTTACACCTTCGTTAGCATCTCCGGCAGGGAACATGCCATCGTTCGGTGAGAACGTGTCATAATTCATGGAGATAAATACATTGAACTCCTCGGTGCATTCGCTTGGCAATATGCGAAAATCAGCAGATACACGCTCAAGACCAGGAAGTGGTGCAGTGAAACGAGTCATTGTGCCGATGTTGCCAAACTGACCAACATACTCAAGGAACGGAGTAAACACGATTGAACCTGGAGCAAACACGATGGCTGAATCTTCAGAACCGAGAACAGTGTTAGCATTAGGATCGAAGTAGAACTCAGCAAGTCCGGTATTATCACGAACAGTAGCGAAGTTGATACCATTAGCACCCTGACCGAAGTAACGGCTATCGTTCATCCATACACGCTGAAGCGCACCTGCACCACCAATAATGATAGGCGCACCATTGAATCCGGTGTTCATGTAGCTTTGCTTCATCTGAAACAGACCAGCAGCATATACAGAGCCATCAGGATTCTCAACAGTGTAAGATGGGTTTGTAGTTCCACCATACCAGTTACCAGCAGCAGCCTGAATCTGAGTAAGTAGGTCTTCATTAACCGCTTGAATCAGGGCATTGGTAGAAAGTTGGATGTCATTGTAAAGCTCACGCACAACTGAAAGCGCACCTTGAGCAGCACCGATACCAGCTGCCCGTTCCGCGATCATCCCCGGAGAATTTGCCCCCGTGATTTGAATCAAATCGGAGTACGCTGAGCAGTATGCACGAAGTTGAGCTTCAGTCATAGTGAATGACACCTGCTTGAAGTTGTTAATCTGAAGTGTCTCCTCGATGTAATTCATCTGAGGGCCGGCATCGCATGACTTGGTATCAACCACATCGGATGCAAGCTGACGCTGCTTGTAAACTACACGCACTTCACGAGTGTGTCCAGTTCCATTGTCATTTGCCTGGCGAATGATTTGACCAGCACGAAGGTTTGAAGGATCGGTAAGGGCAGCAAGCGTACCGCCCATGATGCCCACATTTTGTGGGTTATTTATGAGATTGTCAGACAGCGAAGTAAGAATCGCTGGACAGACATTAGCTGTTGATAATGACATTTTAGTAAATGAGATTAATGCATTTTCTGTGCAATGGATTCAATCTGCGCTAAAGCAGAGCGAACCTGTTGCGGAATTTGTGTGCCTTGGCTAACCACAGGGGCAGCCGGGAAGTTTGGTGTGCCTGCTGTGAAGTTACCAGGATTAGAGCCACCAGTTCCTTGCTCCTTCAACAGCTTATTCTCCTGCAAAACTAATGCAGAAAGGTCAGAATACGAAAACTCTCTACCATTGTGGACAAGTGGTAGTGATGGGTCTTTGGCATTCACCAAGCGAGCATTATTACGTTCTGCATCGTAGATAATCTGACCATCAAGCTGAGCCAACTTACGCTCAAGCACTGCCTGATATGCTGGCACTCTGGCTGCCTCCGGTATCTGGTCATTCCACTGGATGCCGTTAAGCTGTGTCTGCTCCCAAAGGGATTTCATTTTGCTAACATATCTCTGCTCAATTAGCTGCTTGTCCGCCTCTGCCTTGCTCACCAAATCATCATACTTAGCCTGAGCCTCTGCCATCTTTTTCAAGAACTCCTCTGACTGGTTGCTGTTAGTGGCATTCTTAGCCTTTTCTTCTAATTCTTTGAGCTTCTTTAAAGCAAGTTTAATCTTGTCTCCGCTGTTCTTAGTTACCTTAAGCTCCTCGATGCTATTAGAGTCAAGACCATACTCTTTAGCCATCCGCACAATCTCCTCATCATAACCCATCATGTAGTTACTGATGAAGTGCTTTTTAAGGTCAAGACTTGTTTTAGCGAGCTCGAAGTCATAGAGATTAGTGTTGAACTTATTGCTGATAGCCTCCGGAACTTGGATGTCATTCAGCACCGAAGCACTAATCATCAGGTTAAACTCTGGATCATCAGATACCCCAGCACGTTTGGCCTGCTGGATTAAAAACTCTTTAATGTTCATAAATTATAAGGGCAAATCGTTAATGTCCTGGTCAGGGTGAATAAAATTGGCTGGATTATCAAGGTCATTTTCTGACACTTCCTCAACTACTGCCTTGCGCTTTCTCTTTGGCTTTTCTTCTTCTTCGGTAATGGTAGCAGCTGCTTTCAATTCTGCCTCAATCTCTGCCCGGAGTTGAGCTTTTAAATCCTCCTTTAACTTAGAAAGAAGCTCAGGATTGCTAAGTGAGTTCTGATCAATTGGCTGCATTACCTTACCGATGTAAAGCTCACCTATTGGCCTAATCTTACTCCAGCTAAATGAACGCTTATTAACTGGCTTAGAAAGCTCACGAAGCGCACCAGCAGCATTCACAGTTACCTCATAAGGTATGTCCTGCGCTCCTGTTGCTGGGTTCATTTGCCAGCGAATTACTTTGACTAATGCTCGTTTACCACCAGTCCTGATGGCATCACGGATGTACTGTAAATTATCCATTATAGTTATTTAATTAAGTTACCCTGTATGATGTATTTGAGACCGGAGCATCCCTGAAGTGCCTCGCTCCTGGTAGGCAATTGGTGGCTTAAAGCCATAGGCATTGCAATCACTCTGCATGTCTGCTGTCATGGCATCAAGACCATTGGTCTGAACAATAGTTTTCTGAAGCCAGTCCAAAGCGCAATGATTAGTAATGATGTAAGCATGGGTAAGCCACATGCCATCACCTTTCCATAGATCAGGCAGCTCAGGTATCTCATATTTTGAGATAGTCTGCTCCTTATATCCGGCATAATACTCCCAGCCTAAATGGAGGAAGTCAAACTCCGGCAACCTGTTCCAATTTGTTACCAGATTAATAAGTTTATCAATGTTGAACCTTGCATCATCCTCCAGAACCAGTGCTTTATCATGTCCATTTTGGACAATTTTTGTCCACACTTCCCGATGTGAGGCACAGCAGCCTATTTCTCCAATGGATAGTTTTGGCCTATTTTTAGAACCCTTGATGCTATTATCAACAGCATGTCCTGGTCTATTTCCATCATTGGCAAGATGCCACTTTGGGAGATTACCATGAATATCTGTAATGCCTGCCATGTGCTGAAGCAATCTGCTCCTGCGCTGGCTGGCTTTCTTAAGGCTTATAAAGTAGATAGCATCAACAGGCAACTTCACAGCTAATCCTCTCGGTAACAGAGAAGTCAATGCTGAAGAAGTATGTCTCAAAGTTGCGCTCCGCAAGTCCGAAGTATTGGTTTGCGATAGCTTTCGAGTTGTAATCCGTACCGGCATAAGTTATACCCTTAGTTCTGTTGATGATTGTTGCAATGCCAAATTCAGCATTCTCAAAAGTTGAATTAGCGATTAGCTTAAAGTTTACTGTCCTGAGCAAGCTGTTGGCTCGGCCTCCACCTGGTGCTGCCTCTGTGCTGGCTGATTCCCGGACAAAGAACACTACCAGAGGGTAGGTATCATTGACAGCGCAATAAGTGTTGCCATCCTTAGTTACATAGTTGCCTGCACTGCCTTCTACAATGCTCTCCACAGCCTCGCCATAGTTGAGCATGTTGTTCACGAATGTGCCTGACAGATTCTCACAGAGAGCCTTGAGGGCAGATTCAACAGTAACCTTAGTAACTATCATTTGCTCAGAAATTCAGTTGCCAGGCGATTGATAATCTGGAGTGATTGCTCCAGCTCCTTGTCTGACAGTTCAAAAATAGCACCGAAACGCTCCTCTAAGTAGCCTGCAACCTTTGCCTGCTCTGATGTTGTGAAGGTTATTCCATAGGCTGTGTTGCTTATTGGCACTGGCCTCCAGCTTGCCCACATGTCTCCGGTCAATGTCAAGTCCATGTATGCAGTCTGCCTGCCTAATCGTTGCCTATACTCTTTATAGCTGCTAAAAGATGCACGATCACCAAAGGATTTGGCCTGCTTCTTAGTAGCAATGTCTCCAAATTTCTTACCTATTGGGCTGGCAGTGCTGATTGTGCGCCCTGAATCGTAAGGTGGCAGGTCAGAGCCATCAGATTTCTCTCCATCCTGCTGCACCCTTGCTTGCACAGCCGGAGCAGCATAAAGAGCAGCTGCCCTTAGCACCTTGTCGGCTTTGCTGGCCTCCTTAAAGTTCTTAAGCTGCTGCCTGAGAAAAGCAGATGTGCTATCATAAACTGGCATAAACTTTTTTTTAAAATATTTTTGCAGTTATATTTCCTTTGCCTTAATTGCCAACCAAATCTAACCAATAATTAATTATGAACATGAAGGCAAAAATCAGATTCGATTCTTACAATGACCTCTGGGTTGATGTAACTGGCTGCAATATGCATGATTTGCAAAGAGCATGCCTTATGGGTGGCAATTTGCTGGTATATCATTTAATCGATGATGAGTATCGTATTGGCTTTACATACACCGAAGGCAGAGTAACCGTTCAATTCTTAGGCTGTGCCATTACAGAGGAACAGTTTAACACCCAGATGAAGCTATGGGGCGATGAGTCATACAAAAAGGTTGCACCAGGCACTGAATTATTGTTACTTGATGATCAATACTTATTTTAAAGTTATGGGTGAACACATGGAAAAGTTATTAAAGGAGATAGCAATTAAAGGCATATTCTACCTTGTGTATGCTATTCTGATTGCCCTGCTCATCGTCAAGTTCATTACTTATGTTTATGGGTGATAGAGATGTTACTGTCTGCCTGACTAGCTGTGGCAGGTGGGATTTGCTCGAAAAGACCATCAGCAGTCTGGTCAGCTATTGGGATGGCAAGCCTCCGGCAGCATTCTACATTCATGATGATTCAGGTGAGCAGAATCAAACACTTATGAAGGAGCTTGACCGCTTCCTCATGAGGCACTGGCAAATCATGGCTGACTGGACTTTCAGTAATCGCAAAGGACAGCCACATGCCATTGACATGACTTATATGCTTGTCCAGACACCTTACATCTTCCATTGCGAGGATGACTGGGAGTTTTATAATACTGGCTTTATAGCCGACTCTCGCTCTGTGCTGGAGGCAGAGCCTAAGTGTGCATCTGTTTGGATCAGGCATCCTAATGACCGCAATCTGCATACCGTTATAGCCGGTGTGAAGCTGACTAAGCAGGGAGTGCGTTACCAGCAGATGGCAACCAGGTACAAAGGCAATTGGCATGGCATGACTTGGAATCCTGGACTTCGTAGGCTATCCGATTACTTAGCTATGGGAAAGTTCAGCGACATGTGCGAGTGGAGAAATAATGATCAGATATATTCTGAAATACAATTCAATAAGAAGTATTATGAAGCTGGCTATGTGGGCATGAGCCTATGCAGAGGCTTTGTCAAGCACATCGGGCATTTAGATTCAATTAAGAAACGAGCAATATGAAAGCTACACTAACATTTGACCTGAGCGATTCAGATGATGCACTAGAGCATTATCGGTGCATCAAGAGCATAGACATGGCTTTGTTTATTTGGGATTTGAGAAATAAACTGAATCAACTGGTAGACACTTCAGAGGATGGCAAGCACATCGATGAAGCGCACATCTTGGAAGCCTGGAATGAGCTTAAGGAATCGCATGACATTAACATTGACCGCCTAATTGTATGACACCACTAGAGCAGCTGCTGGTAATTGTTCAGAAGGAAATGAGAACTAAGCTCACTCTGATGAATCACGATGACAATGATAAGGCAACCAGAAACTACTGGTCTGGTGGCTTATCTGCCCTCACATACATTAAACATGTAATTGAGCGAATGATTAAAGAGGCAAAGCAATGACAATACCTAATCAAATCGAGGAGCTGATTGACTTCATTCTGGATAACAAGGATGAAATTGACCTAAATGATGTGCTTGTCAAAGCTGAGCTTATCAACATGCGATCAAAGGCTCGACATGCTGGCTGGTACTTCAATGGCAAACTATATAGAGACATTGATGAGCTAAGAGGCAGAAGCATGTCAGACAGTAATCACCCTAAACCATTATTCTATTATCCATAACTATGGGAGACATTCTGAGTAGTTACCTAAACACTCTGCCGGATGCTGATCCATTGCAGGCAGTTAATCATCCTGCCCACTATGGTGGAGCAGACAGCACCTATGAGGCAATCAAGGTCATAGAGGCTTGGGAGTTAGGCTTTAACCTGGGCAATGTGGTCAAGTACATCAGCAGGGCAGGCAAGAAGGGCAACAAACTGGAGGACTTGAAGAAGGCAATGTGGTACTTAAATAGGGAGATAGAGAAGCAATTATGATTGCATCTAACGGTGGCAATTGGCGAAGTAAAAGCCTACCACCAATGTTGAAGTTTAGCACGATGCTCAATGGCTTTTATTTTGCCAATTGCGTGTTAGCTGCTGTTTTTTTTATGTTTGATTATCAGCACTTTAGAAAATAATGTAAAAATATCTTTGAAATAGTTTACGTATTCAAAATAAATGGTTTATATTTGTAGTATGAAAATTCAATTAGAACAAATCAAAGGGACATTAAGAGATAGGGTTGATGCGGCTATTTCTCAATTAAAAGCTGAAAAATGTGATGTAATTGCATTTTTCAAATTTCAAGATATTGACCATCAATATTCTTGGAGAAGCAAAGGAACTTATGTAGCTATAAGATATGTAGCACCACATCACGGATTTCAACAATATGAAGACAAAAGAATATATCTTAAAAAAAATAAAAAGTAAAAGAGGAGGCACTCGAAAAGGTTCGGGTGCTAAACCTAAATACAACGAACAAACAAAAACAGTTGCTTTTCGCTGCCCATTGTCAAAAGTTGATGAACTAAAATTAGTTGTAAAGTCTAAACTTTCGGAGTGGTCGGTAAAATAGCAGCTAACGGTTCGCAAATAGGCGAAGCGGAACGAAGTGGAGTTGCGCTTATTTGCTGTTATCGGCTGCCCTTCTTTCGGAGTAAGTATTAACAATTTAAACAAACATAAAATGAACAGAGAAATTAAATTTAGGGCTTGGGATAAAACATACAAGCGAATGAATTACAAAGTGCAAGTTGGGAATACTGACTATGCAGACCAAAATTATACTTGCAACAGCATTTGGGTTGATTATGGAGATAGAAAAAGCGTAGGTTGGATGAATGCCGATGATAAATGTATTGACCTTATGCAATTCACAGGATTAAAAGACAAGAATGGCAAGGAAATTTACGAGGGTGATATACTTCAATGGGTTTCTTCAAATCCTTTTTCATTGGGTGAAATTAGAAAAATACAAGTAAGTTATGTTCAGGCTCAATATTGGGGACAAGGCAGAAATTTAGGTATATATCTTGCAGAGTTATTGTCAAATGAAAAATGTGAAATTGTCGGGAATATCTATGAGAACGGAGATGTTCTTTAGGGTTGCCGATAACGTTCCGCAGCTAAACGAGGTGGCTGATTAATATCTCGAAACTTTAATACTAAGAACAATGGACGAAAGAGACCACAAAGCTATGAACGAAGAACTGAACCAGCCATCTTGTTTAGGTGCTGTTATAAGCCGTTTGTCAGATGAACAAATTGAATTGGTAGCTAATATCTTTTCAAAAGGCAATGAACACCTATTAGCCGATATGGAAGTAGAATGGCTACTAAGCCACGCTTTTCAATTAGGAGCAAAGTTTCATAGGGATTTTACAAATGGCTTATAACTCATCGATAAGCGAAACAAACAAAAAACAAACCAATGAAAAAACAAACGGCAGTTGAATTTCTATTCAAACAAATCTACGGTGACACTGGTCACATCGGCTCATTCACAACCGAAGGCAA